ATACATTACCAAATACACTACCAGTTATTGTTAAACTACCTTCTACTACTGTATTAGAACCTGAATCAATTAAGAAGCCAGTCTTTCTATTTGATGTTGATGTACCTGTACCTACTGCAAATATAGTTTCAGCAGTTAAGTCCGTACTACCACTAAGAGAATTAAATCTACCAAAGAATGCAGAACCTAATGTAGTTGTATCACTTGTTGCAGAACTACCTGTGACGATTAAACCTTGTCCAAATACAATTGTTCTAGCTAAGTTATGATATGCAGCCGTACCTGATACTCTTGCATTTGTTATGTCTGAATATAATATATTTCCTCCACCACCAATAAAGTTATCAGAAATAGTTGGTTGAGTTGTAGTACCAGTAGGTTGAGAGCCAGATACGATGATTGTATTACCTTGTCCACCAACAGTATTTCTAAAAACTTGCAATTGACCTAATCCAACAGATGATGAAAAAAATTGGTTAGTTATAGTTAATGCAGCATCATTGATAATATTAGCTGCTAATAATGCTGCTGATGATGATACCTGTAATGTTAATCCACCGTTTATTATATTACTTCCTAATGTAACATTACTACCTGTTAAGAATGCTTGGTTTGCAATTATTGATAATGTGCCACCCATAATGGCATTATTACTTAAACTTAATCCACTTGTTAATTTTTCTGCATTGTTAACTGCAGTAGGGCCAATATTTACACTACCTATATTAAAGTTTTGATTTATACCCCATGTAGATGAACTTACAGGTCCTTTAAATATATATGAACCACCACCTGTATTTAAATTCATTGTAGGTGAAAATTGCATTGACCCACTTAATTGAGGTACAGATACTGCACTCATAAGGATATTACCACTACCACCTATGTATCTTTTAAATCCTGCAGTTGGTGCATTTGGATTAACTATTATATTGTTACTACCAGTTAAGATAGTATCTGCGGTATTATTATTTGTTTTGAATATTAAGTTACCAACAGATGCAGATATATTTGCATTACTTCCACTAATGTGAGTTAGAGAAGATGATGTATATCCTTTTCCAAATAATACCAAAGACCCACTATGGTCATCTAATGTGATTTGATTTACTAAACCTGCGTCAGTAAGAGTTTGTGGGCCTGTAAAGTTATTAGACCCAGTTGTAGCAAAGTATGAATTACTTACAAACTGAGATGCTGTAAATGCATTAAAAGATGCTGAGTTTGTTTTTGTATCTATGTTTGCCTGTAATACAGAAGATGAATAATCTAATTCACCTTGCGTTGCATATCCACCACTTAAAGATGATGATAAGTTTAATAACTCTTGTAATGATGCAGTTGCAGATTGGTTAAAATTATTTTGTGATTGACTAAATGCGTTAAATGCAGCTGACGATTGAGATATAGATGTTGCAACCGATGCACTAAATATAGATTGAGTGGCTGCAGTTGATGCAGTATACTCATTGAATGAAGCAGTATTTAATTTAGTTCCGTCTTGCTCTATTGTTACATTCGCAATCGTTCCACCTACATTCGGTACTATACTTGCACTTACTAAACCATTAAAAAAGAATCTAGTTGAATATCCTTGCAATACACCATTGTCTCTGATTTCATTTATAGATGAAGTCCATGCTTCCCAACTACCAGTCCATGCAGACAAACTATCTAATTCCTGCGTAGCAGATTGTGTGAATTGATTTAAGTTTATATTGGTTACTAATTGACTTGCAGTGAATGTATTCAATGCAGTAAATGAAGGTTGTTGAGATGAGGTGAATTGGTTTAATTGACCTATTGATATATTCCAACTTGCAGAATCTGCATTATAGCCAATCTCATCAACCAAAGAGTCAATCATATTTACATTAAATGCTCTAAGTATTGCTGGAGAAATATATCCTGTATTGTTATTTGGAAAAGAAGTAGAGTTGTCTACCTTTAACGCTTGTTTAGATATTTCAGACATTTTATATTATTGTTTATTTTAATCAAATCCTTCATCGAAGCCTGGGCCAAATCCACCTAACTCAGGTTGTGTACCTTGAATATTACCAATACCTTGCTGCATCAATGCTCCTTTACAACATGAAACTGAATAGGTATCTTTATCCAAACACAAACATGCTCTTCTACTATTCTTTGGTGAACTCAATCCTCTTGTTGGGCCAATGTAAATACCACTTTGATTTTCTCTATTTACAGAGTATCGTAAGTTACCACTTTTACTATTTGACCATATGCCGCCTGCCATAGTTAATCTTTATTGTAATAACAACAAAGGTAGAATAAATAATTACTGCCCTGCTTTTTTCAAGGCTTCCTTATGTAATACCTGTTCTAATTGATTTTTATCGGATTGGAATGCAAGATATAATAAACATTTTTCTAATGGTAATTCAACTATTTCGTCAAATTTAAGTATATCTTCTTTTGCCAGAGTTACAATCGTTGAATAAGCTCCCCATTTTGATGTCGTGAGGAATATCCATCTCCATCGAATAATTCAGGGTATCGTTCAGTAAGTCCTTGAACAAAAGAAAAAAAAACCCCAAAGTACCAAAGTGTACATCCATTGAAACTTCTAAGAATTTCTCAGCGTTATCTTTGCCTGTATATGGTTCTATTAAATACATACCATCTTTATCTTTTATGATTGGTCTATATAACACAGACATTATCTTTGCCCAATTTGTATCAATGGTAAATGTATCCCACTTAGTAATATCTAAATAAGCACCATAAGACATTGTAGATAAGTTAGGTTCAAATCCATACGCTTGACCATCTATCGATATCTTTCTTTGTAATGGATGTTCTTGATTGGTAATAAATAAACTTAATTTAGATTTCAATAGATTTAAATCAGATAATGAGATACCTTTCAACCATTCAGGCTGCAAACCACAAAAGTGTAAAAGAGTTACCGCAGTCACTGCTTCTTCATCATCTTTATAATTCTCTACATCTTTTAAATAAGCTAAATATTTTTTTAATGTAATGGTTTCCCAACTATTAGGTACTTTAAGCTCTACCTGCATTTGTCAAATAATTTATTGTTGTGATTAATTTCTTTACCTTTGCTTCTTCATTCTTTAATTTAGCATCCATTGTTATTATGTTTGCTTTCATATCGTCAACTTGTTCTTGTAATTCTTTTGCATAGAGTATTAAATCTCTTATATCTTCTGACGTCCACATTTGAGGTCGTGTGTCTGTAAATTCTATTTTGTCCATATTAGTATCTATATTTTCCAATGGTAATTGCATAGGTTCCTTTCGCCTGTGCTTTCTGTGATAAAGACATCATACATCCATATCTTGCTGCGTCAATTGCATGGTCTAATCCACCTTCAGGTCTATCCGTTACATATCCATGCTTATCAGTTTCGTATTGGTATGCATACATCTCATTGATTAAGTTCTGTGATGTTTTAAGTATCTTTATCTTATAGTTCTTCATTACTGATATTCCAAAGTTAATACTATCTTTACCTTTAACAACAGGCTTTGTATTAAATCCACTTCTATATAATTCTTCTATTAATCTCGGTTCTGAACTATCGCACCATATTGTTTGAGACTTATCTATGTCTAACTTCTTTAATTTATCTATGATGTCATTCGTAACCAAACCTTTTTCATAAATGAGCTCCTCCAAAAAGAGCGTATCACTATTTTTGTATACTGCCACAAGAGCACAGGGGTCATTAGAGTAACCAGCGTCAAACCCAAAACAGACAAAATCGCCTGCAATATCATCACACAACTCAAATTCAAATACCGCTTTATCGTTTGCAGCGTATTCACCTTTACCATATATCTTCCAATATTTAGGATTAGTTAATTGTAAATCCTCAATTGCCTTAATCATTTCTTTTGGCAAGTAAGGGTTATCTCTATATGTTGTTGTAAACCTTTCACAATCTTGCATCTTTCTTAACCAACTGAATGGGGATATAGTAGGGTTATATGCTAATATGATTTTGCCTGATGTTCTAATACTCAACTGAAAGAAAGACTCTTCATCTATCTCACTTGCTTCATCTATAAACAGTATGTCCGATTTAACCCCTCTTAACTTTTCAGCATCATCTGTTGATATAAATTGTATTGTACTATCTTGCAATTGATATACTCTATCTGTCACATTCCAATCATTCTCTCTAAACAATTGAAGTGATTTTAAAATGTCTAAGAAGTCTTTTATGATTGTTCTCTTCAAAGAAGGTATAGTCTTTCTTACAATCGTTATAGTTTGTGGATGTTCTATCGCTTGTACTATGCAATATTGTAGTATAGCAAACGATTTACCTGAACGAGTACCACCTATGTGGTGTGTAGTTCTAGCAATACTATTTAATATATTATCAAATGTGACAGTTGTATCAATCGTTATTTCCAATCTCTTTTCTGTTTATATTAATACTAATCTGCTGTATTCTTTGGTCTATCTCTGCTTTCATTTCTGTTCTGCTTAATTTAGGTAAAGCATATTCCATTAATTTCAGGGCTAAGTCCATTGCTTTCTCAGGGTCTCTCTTTTTTATTTCTTCTAAATCTTCTGATATTGTATTGAGTGTATTGTTTACTGCACGTGCTATGGTTAACTTCATAGCTTCTGTTGACCTGTTTAATGCACCTGCTGGTCTACCATTTTTATTTATTCTCGTATCTCCTTTAACGAATGCCATAGTATTTTATTGTAT